AAAAAACTAAACTCCAAGTTTGAAATTATAATAGATGCAGAAAACGCCGAAACACAAGAAAAGCTATTCAACGAACTTTCTCAAAATGGTCTCAAATGCCGACTTTTAACTTTTTGAAAACATCCAAAATAAACCCTTCCTATAGGAATCGATCAATTCAAGGTATGTTCGACATACCCATAACTGATTTATCGGAAATTTCTTTTAAAGGAGATATACCAATAGATAATTTAAAATGGAACATTGGCCTAATTGTAGGCTCAAGCGGTTCTGGTAAATCTCAAATATCCAATAATATTTTTAGCAAAGATTTCAATAATTCAGAAAACATTTTTTGGGATAATGATAAATCATTAGTAGATAATTTTCCAGATGAATTTTCCATAAATGAAATTATTTCATCTCTTACAAGTGTCGGTCTAAACGAGTCAAAAGTATGGATCAAACCACACGGAGCTTTATCCACTGGTCAAAAATTTAGAGCAGATTTGGCAAGAATTGTTTGTTGTAATAAAAAAATAGTGTTTGACGAGTTTACCTCCGTCGTGGATAGAACAGTTGCTAAGGCAGCCAGTAATTCGTTACAAAAATATATTCGCAGAGAGGATAAGCAATTTATTGCGGTAACTTGTCATTTCGATGTTTTGGAATGGCTTCAACCAGATTGGGTATACAATACAGACACAAAGATATTTGAAGAAAAAAAAAATTCAAACCTCAAAAAAAAATCAACATTTACTCCTCTCACAGAAGATATTGGCCTATGTTTAAAGACCATCACTATTTGAGTGGAGATATATCTCCGGCGGCTAAAGTTTACTTGGCTACCGTTAATTTAGGAGATGTCGAAAGAATATGTGGCTTTTTTTCATATCTACCTTTAATGGGTAAGAAAGGATGGAGAAGAGGACATAGGACTGTGGTTCTTCCAGATTTTCAAGGACTCGGAATAGGTAATTTTTTGATTGAATGGGTAGCCGAGCATATTTACAACACCGAGGGGTTAAGATTTTGTGCCACTACTTCTTCAATACCTATTATAAAGTATAGAGAAAAAAGACCAGATAAATGGGTTTGCACAATGGCGCCTTCTCAAAAACCGAAATCAGGAAGCGGAAAAGTAACAACCAGTTCAGGAAGAATAACAACATCATGGAAATACATACCCGAAAAATTGAGGAAGCATTTATAAAAAAAATGTGCATTGATTTTTCACCTCAAAGCACAAAACCTAAAATAGTTCTACTAAGCACAGGTGCCGGGCTGATGATGTCTTGCGCATCAATCTTAAATGAAAAATTTAATGTAAATTGCATTGATTTAAATGGTACAATTGAAGATAGAATTGAAAAAATACATATCTTTTCACAGTTTAAAACTCCGTGCATTATTATCCTTTGGTTAAGCCTAGCACCTTCATCTATATATTTTGATCTTATTCAAAGGTTTGGCACAAAACCAATAAACACTAAAATTTATCTTAAAGGATTAGTTAACAATTCTTCAAAAGATTGGACTGATTTGGGATATGAATTAGTTGGCGGTCTCGAAGATTTGACCAACTTAAAATTTCAGAAACATGTATAAAATACATGTCTATACCCTTGTATTGACTCACCTCTATTTGGTTACACAAAAAGATTAATCTTGGAGCATCTTTTAAATAACCATTTATTATGGTAAATTTGCAAGGCAAGTTTACATTTAACTTATGGTCATAGTAGGCCTTTTTTTCCCTATACTCAATTTTTTTTCTTCCTGAAAGAATTTCATTAAACCACTGTTCTTTAATCGTCAAGCTTATGGTTTCTAAAAATGCACTTGATTTACTGCAGGAAATTAAAGATTTCATATCTATTGATTTTGATGTCATCACAGCGGATGACAATTATGAGGTTAAACAAAAAAATGTTGTCACTTTATCCGTAGGCGTGGATCACATAAAAACCACTGACAGTTCAACAGGTAGAATAATTTCAATGCCTCATCTAAATAAATATTCAGTTGCTGAATATGTTTTATTTTATCTAATAAAACATTTTGCTAAATTTGATCAAAGGCACGATAGAAGCTTTACCAACATGAACTTATCCCAATCAAGTTACGGAATAATTGGATTAGGCCAAATAGGATCAGTAATAAAAACCGCTTTGGAGTCATTTAATTGTAAAGTTATGTGGGCAAATAATAAAAATGATTATGAATTACTTTATAAATGCAAATGCTTAATAATATGCTGCCCATTAACAAAAGATACTGAAGGTATGGTAAATAAAGACTTTCTTAGTTGCTTTTCCGATCTTGAGCTTATTGTAAACATATCAAGACCTAATATATTGATAGACAAAGAAATACCTGATAAAATTCATTTAATACAGGATTTTATCACCGATATACCGAACTCAACATTTACAAATCACATCGCAGGTAGAACTAAAACCGTTAAAAATGAAATGATTTATTTCCTAAAAGCAATAAAGTAAAAGCAAGTGGCACACAAGCTAACACAGGCCGATAGGGACAAAGGAAACGCCACACGCAAGGCCAGAACTGCAACACAAAAAAAGCAGATGTTGGACGCGCTTAAAACGACGTTCGGATTAGTCAAGCCAGCAGCCGAGAAAGTAGGCATTGAACGAAGTACACATTGGCGATGGGTGAACGAGGATCAGGAGTACGCAAAGATGGTTCTGGAGATACAAGAAAACAACCTGGACTTCGTAGAGTTGAATATGTACAAGCAAATAGCAGAGGGCAACCATACGCTTATCATGTATGTGCTGAACAACAAGGGCAGCGCCAGGGGATACGGTAAACGACTGCTTGAAATGGGCGTTGGAACAACACAAGAATTGGCAGAAATTCCAAAAATAGTATGGGTGAAATCCGAGTAAATGAAAAGTTTGCCCCCCTTTTTGAAGCTCCAAAAACTCGCTATGTGCTGCTATCTGGTGGCCGTGGTGCTGCTAAGTCTTTTGCTATTACCCTTCTTTGCTCTCGTATCATGGCAGAGCATCACAACCAAAGAATCTTATACACCCGCTACACAATGGCGGCGGCCAATGATTCGGTAGTCCTTGAATTTGCTGAAAAGATCGACATTCAAAACCTTCACCCCTACTTTACCCAAAAGAAAAACGATGTGTATTGCGGCTCTACCGGATCAGCCGTATCATTCAGGGGCTTAAAGTCCGGGTCTAAATCCCAAACCGCAAAACTAAAGTCAATCAAGTCCAATATTTTTGTGCTAGATGAAGCCGAGGAATTGACCAATGAGGATGAATTTGATAAGATTGACCTTTCGATCAGGGACAAAAACAAAACAAACCTGATCATCTTGATTATGAACCCGACGAATAAAACCCACTGGGTTTACAAGCGTTGGATTCAAGACACTCGCAGGACTGAAATTATTGACGGGGTGCCAGTGAGTATCTCCACACACCCAGACGTTACACACATCCACGTCACGTACCTGGACAACAAAGACAACCTTTCAGAGTCTTACCTTCGCAGGATTTACGACCTCAAGGTCAACAACCCAAAGAAGTATGGCCATTACATCATTGGCCAATGGATTGAAAAAGCAGAGGGTGTAATTTACGAGGATTGGTCCGAGGGTGTATTTGATGAAAAGTTACCGTATATTTACGCTATGGACTTTGGGTACTTCCCTGATCCGCTTGCACTTGTGAAGATTGCAGTGGATCGAAAGCGGAAAAAGATTTACCTCAAAGAATTGATTTACGAAACGGAGCTTTCAAATGAGGGGCTTTTAAGGATGATGGAGGACGCGATACCGGATAAGGGCAAGCCCATTGTATCGGATACCAACGAAAAGCGCACTGTAATGTTTTTGCGCTCCAAGGGGTTTAGGGTGATTGAGGCGAAGAAAGGGCCAAACTCCATTATTCAGGGCATCAAAGACATGAAGGATTATGAAATCGTTGTTACGTCCGATAGCCCAAACATCAAAAACGAGCTTGACAACTATGTGTGGGCCGACAAGAAAAGCGACACTCCGATAGATCAATATAACCACAGCTTGGACGCTGGTCGATATGGGTTTACCTGGATTGTGAAGCATGTTCCAAGGCCGGGGGAAATCAAAACAGGTAAAGGATAAATCAAACATAATGGCAAAAGTCAAAACCGAAATTGAACAAACACCACCAAAGGAATTGAACAAATTTAATTTCCTTATGACCACGCTTTTCAATAAAGAAATGTTGGTCATTGGAGGGGAGGTAAATTACCCATCAAACGACTTTTCAGAAGTTGCGGAAGCCCTTAAAAGCTTCCTAAAAGGCGAGGTTGATGTAGATGTGATGGAACCCATCAAAAGCGAGTGGGTACACCCCGAAGCAGAGGCTATTTTTAACGCACTACTTGGAGCATATGAAGATGCCAAAGAAGCAGGGTTTAGGGCGCAATTCTGGCGCTCAATGATGCTTGCCTTGGGTGAGTTCTACATAGCTGATAAACCTCG